CAAAGTCCTTACGTGCATTGAATGCACTAACAGTTTTAAACTGACCCATCACTTGTCTGCCCTCACCTGAGCCTAACATTAAATATTGTAGTGCGTCATGTATATGTGAGAATCTATCCTTAGCAGGTTTATCTTCATAGCGTTCACCTGATACTTGCATACGTCTATAGTGATAGCCACCCTCAAACCCTTTGATTAATTCTTTGCACCTATAATCTATTAGTACACCTGACTGCCCATCAACCATACGTTGCAATGGCCCAGATACAGATTCAAGTCTAAGAGATACGTCATTACTATGAGTAGGTCTAGCTTTCAGACCTGCACCTCTAAGTATTTGAAATGGAGTGCTCTCATCAGTCTGTGCTCTAAAGTCACCTGCAGGATCACCAAATATATTAACTTCACAGTTAGCGTAACGCATTGCTATCTCTTGTCTAAGTAACTCAGCGAATCTAACTATACCCATATCAAAAGCTACAATCTCTTGAAGCAGAAGCCAACGCCCTCTTACCTTTTGTCCAAAGACTGCAGCAGGGGTCAAGCCAAAATCTAATCCAATAAATAAAGGCATACCATCTGCAACTGGTATCTCTTCGTTTGCAACATGGACATCTGTTCTAAACATATTATACACAGGCTTTCCATCTTGAATATGACCTAGCCTGTTCATTACATATACATCTATCCAACTCTTTGTCTTACCTTGTATCAAGTTAGGATAGTAACTGTCCATCATATGTTTTTTGTTTTCAGCTACAGGATTAGGATTATACTTTACTATCAATCCCTCTTCATCTTTATCTTCTAACATAGCTGAGGGTTGAGTATAGAACCTCCAGTTGTCAGGCTTAACAAGCATCCTAGATTCTTCAGAACTAATATGATCAGGTATAGGAACTTCGCCTGCCATGATTGGCCACCAATGATCTTCTTCGGGGGCGTTCGTATCTGCAATAACCCCAGTCCAAGTCGGACCTCCGTCTCTCATAGATGGGTATCTACCAACACGCATAGTACATGCATCAATAATTGACTTAGGTATTTCCCTAGCCTCGTTAATCCATATGCCAGTTAGTTCGAGCGAGAGGAGTTTCTTAACGTCTTCAGGTCTGTCGAGTGCAAGGAATATAACCTCCAACTCCAAATCACTCTTGGATATTTTGTGCGTATATGGAACTGACCAAGAGAACCTACCCCAATCGTCTTCCGGAAACCAGTCCAACCAAGTTTTAATCGTGGTAGTACGAAGCTGAGGATTGGTATTTCTGATAATCGCCCACCTACTTTTGCGTTTGCCATCTGGTGATTTCTCCTGCATTAAGGCTCGTCTGAATACTTCTACACAACAAGCCACTGATTTACCTGAGCCAACTGGCCCTCTTAATCCTCTGAAGAAAGTTTCATCCTTTAAAAAAGACTTACATACTTCCCCATCAGGTTTGTATTTAAAGTTGGTCAACTCTCATATCCTTGCCGACTTTAGTTAGTCTTTCAATAACATCAGGTGCTATTGCTGCAATCATTTTGTCTGCTTCATAATCAGTACAGAACTGTTCGGGATAATGTTTAAAGTGTACTTGCTTAACTACAATACGAAGTATGTCTCTGTCTTCTTTGTTAATCTTATGAAGTCTCATTTAACAACTCGTGTTATATTATCAGCCTGTTTCTTCTGCAAACAACGGCAGTACTTGTTATAAAAATAATTGCTTATCTTATTAAAAAATCTAAAAGTTTCAAAGTAAATATTAATCATTGTCCATCCTATGTGTAAGAGCGAAAGCTTCTCGTTTTGCTTGCAATCTTTTTGGGCTGTTTAGATACTTGTTTATTTCTTCTAACTGCTCTGCGTTTAGCAGCCGTAGTGGATTTGTATTCAGAGTCAGATAAAGCTTTAATTGCTTTCTCAGGTAGATAACGTTCGCCTGTTGCTTTACTCCCTTGTGTACTAGGTTTACCACTTTTGGTTCGCCATTTTTGTTTAGTCCAAGCACGCAGTGACCTCTGTGTTTTCTTTAACGCCATTTGTTATTAATCCATTTAACAGTTGCATAAACACCTAAACCTAAAAAAATATAACTGATTCCATCAAACCAAGACATCTCATGTAAGACTGTGACTAGGTCTGCTGTTATCCAATCCATCAGGAAGTATAACCCCCACCCTTTGATTTATATTGTTTGGCAAGCATCTGTGCTTTTCGTGCAGACCATTGCCCGGGTCTCCCACCCTTGCCACCTGCCTTGATCCTACGAAAGATAGCTTTCCTCATAGTAGGCTTAGTGTAATTACCTGCAGCATTAACAGCCATTAGTAATTCTGATTTTCGTTAATTTCATCCTGTTGCATTTCTAAAAGCCTTTTAATCATTGCTCTTTGTGCTGCTTTAGGATTCATGCCTTTGGCTCTAAATCTTCCAAATATAGATTTAGCCATACTCTTATCATAATAAGGACCTATACTATCGCCTTTCATGATTGCAACTTTTATTTCTTTGTCTTCATCTTGTTCTTTTTTTGCTTTTAAAAGACTTGCTTTTTTTGCTTTCCCTTTAGGTATAGCCATAGCTTACTCCTTACTTTTTCTTTTTAGATGCCATTATCTTTTTCTGTAAAGCAGCAGGCAATGTCTTCTGCTTACCAGTCATCTTCTTTGCAGGTGGTCTGCCTTTAGTCTTTCCATATGTTCCTTTACCCATTGGCATAATATTATCCTTTCTTACTCTTGTTTCGTTTAGATATTGCCCTAGCCTTTGCTCTTGCATCACTAGAACTAGATGCACCCCATGCTCTGAGGGATAATAACTTCCTTGTAGGTTTACCTTTGGAATCTCTGTCAGGACCTTTGTTGCCTGCCATCCTCGCTAAAAAAGATGCACGCCTTGGATTGTCTCCACTCTTAACAGGTGCTTTTAATGTGCCTTTCTTATAAGACGCACGACCCTTTGCGTTTAATCCACCCTTGGGATTCTTGCCTGCTTTTCTTGTCCATGCCGGTGTTGCCATAGTTTAGTTATCACTTATGTTGTTTGATGGCTCAATGCACAAACGAACCTTTTGAGCAAATAATGTTTGTTGGGGTCCCCTGCCATGGTGGGGTGTCGCAGTTTTTACCCCCCTACCCCTCACCTAGGTCTATGGAAACACGAATCTCCCCTGCGTGGAGATGCATCTGCTTATCGGGAGCCTTAAAGCCTGCCCTGTCAAGAATGTCTTTACTAGCTTCTAGCTGTACGTACTCAGACTTGGCTCCCTTAGCCAATGCTAGTACCCTTTGACTAGCTATCGTAGCACTCAATCCTATAGTCTCTGTTATCCTAGACATCATATACTGTTGCACATGGGGCAGTCTCAAAGTCTTGCTAGCCGTCACTCTCCCACTTTCACCCTGTGCGTATCCTGCCTGTAGGCTAGCCTCTTTGATACTACAACCATTTGCTACGAGTGTATCCACTAGCAACGTCTGTTTCTTAGTCAATTTACGTTCTTGTAGCATCGAGAAACCCCCCTGTAATCCCCCCTTTTAACCACGCTACAAGAACTATTGTCAATGCACAAATGCTCAACTTATTCTCACTCATGCACAACTCATTCACAACACTCTCTTTGCTTGCACTTAGCATTTGCTCTTGTGACGAGTCCATTGATAAATCAATGCCTTACTAAAGTTGTTTACGTTCTTCTCGTCACCTTTGTTTAGCACCAGTGCAATCAACTCCATTTTATGTCTATCACAACTTTATGTACTTACAAGGGTAAACGTTGCGAGTTCCTCGCCCTTGTAAGTATAAGTCGACACTTCTCAAGTGAAAGTGGAGTCGACTTACCTAAGTAGGCAGAAAGCCGTGATCGTCATAATGTCATAAAGATTGCCATGGTGGCAGTCTAAAACAAAGGAGACTTAAGATGAAGAACTTAGTAAAAAACTTTAGTAAAGAATTCGATGCGAATTATGAAGACTCTACAAGACCAAATGCAAAGTACGCAAAGAGATACTCACTACTCTCAATACTAGATCAACTACAATGGGTAATCTCAACAAAACATAAAGACGCTAGTAACTACCATGCACAAGCAGAAGAGATGCTTTCTACTTCAGCAGGTGACACTTGGGAAGAAATCAAAAGTGGCAAGGTTCAGCTTGTTATGGGTAAAGTCGGTGAGACCATTGGTTCTCCACACTTCGACGAGTACGGCTTTACCAACAAGCTTGACCAACAAGCCACTTGTCTTGCAGAAGCTGAGATGCATCAGCAGGTCATGAACTTCTTCAAAGATGTTCTTAAAACATCTTGCCAAGAAGATTATGTACCAAAAGCATTACGTAAAGCAAACGCAATGCAATCTAAATCCAACAACAACAAAACAATAAATAACTTTCAAGCATCCTTAAACAAGGTTGCTTAAGTTATAGGGAGCTTCGGCTCCCTTTTTTTATATCGACAATGGAGAATGACTATGGATAACTTTTTCTTAATATATACTATATACATACTGTTTGTGTTGCTTGGTTTTGCAACATTAGTATTCTCACTATTAGCATTTACATAAAGAAAGGAGCAAAATGTTTTTTGCTTTTGGTATATCATGGTGGTTTATCCATGCTCTATACACAACGCTAGAAGCAAATATTATGCTGTTGAAATTAGTCAAACTCTATAAACTAAACAATCAAACCATTTAATATAGGAGATAACAATGGATGGATCACAAACAATATTACAAGATTACGATTTCCCAGTAGAGGTCGTGCCTCTCGTAGCAGTCAAAGAAATACAAGACGGATGGAAATCACAGGAGTATCCTGTACCACCATCAATGCAGAAAGCTATCGTTCGTACTGACACAGGTCATGTGCTAGGTACACATGGTGGTGCGTACAAGATGGTCAAGCATGGTGACATAGTAGATCGTATGCAATCTGCGATCGATATGTCTGTCATATCAAAAGACTATGAGCACACACAGATTGTGTATGAGAATGGTGCTAAGATGAAAGGCAAGATAGCATTCAATGACTTAGTTGTTGAGCCTCAAGTTGGTGATTACATACGCTTTCAAGTTGAGTATCTAAACTCATACGATGGTATGTGGTCTATCATGATCAAGGCTCAAGGTTACAGGTTATGGTGTGACAATGGATGTGCATCAGCTAACTCACTATCATATGATAGGAACAAGCATACCACCGGGTTCAACTTGTCAGGTACATCAGCTAAGATACGCAGTGCACTACAAACATTCTGGTCAAACAAAGATGTATGGCAAGAGTATGCTGCACTACCAGTGACACCATCGCAAGCTGAGAACTTTCTCAAAGCTACAATCTGTCAACGTCACAGCCACACTACACTAGCTAAGTTCAATGAGACAAAGCTAGAAAAACTTATGAAGTTATACAATACAGAATCACACAAGCTTGGCCGTAACAAGTGGGCATTATATAATGCTCTAACTTACTGGTCATCACATGCAAGTGATGCCAATCACCCACACAGAGCAGAGGTACTACGACACAACGAAGTAACCAAAGCTATCTCATCTGCAAGATGGGAGGGGATCGGGAAAAGCCTAACCTAATTCCGACGTCGGAATGCCATGTAAGCTGTCATTAAGTACACATTGGTAAACATATACACGCACGTTATACCACTGGTTCAATCGGGTCTGAGGTATGTAATTGTGAATCAACACATAAGAGATCAACTGTCTAGCTAACTGTCAGCAAGTGACGTGCTTGTATATAATAACACAACAACAAAGGAGAACACTATGGTAGATTCATACCAACAATATCTATGCTCACTCATTGGCATGTCATGTGACAAGGAGTGTGATGCAGTCAACATAGCTAACGCAGTGTGTGAAATTGCAACGTCATTGCACAAGCCAAGCTTTGTAGAGCAAACAAAAAAGGAATGGCATACGTGGCAGGAGCAACCTATGCTAGAACATTATGGTGTAACAGATAAGATAAAGGAGTGTAGCTATGAGTAGATACAAAGATCAATGCATCGAAGTCGAAGAGAAGTTTGGTGCATACCTAACCAACGACGGCATGACAAATCAACAGGCATTAGTTGCTATCAGTAAAGAGTATGGTGTGGCACACAGATTTGCGTGCGAAACTTTACTTAAAGAATGGAATGCTGACGATAAATAATACTTGATCATGTAGCATATATGCAGTACTAATTTTATATGGTATTGTGCAAGTATATAAATCAGCTACAAGATATAGCTTCTGAGAATGATGTTCGTCTTAAAGATATGT